CCACTAGCGGTAGGGGGAGTCTTGGCCGCGACAGACGCATTAGGTCCAAAAGCAACTGAGCTCGAATCCGAGATAATGCGTAATCGCGTAGGAACTCCAGGAGGTAAATACGTGTTTGCTGAACTAGACAATGTCGAACGTCGTAAATCCTTTATGGAAGATGCCACTGCTTTCCGTAAGCATGCGGGTTGGGGCGACGCCATACAAGCCGGTGTTGGTAGCGGTATTGGCCGCATCGGTTCGGACATGCTGCGTGGTTTGATTTCGTCAGCGGTGTCGGGTCTTTCCAACGTCATCTCCAATAACCCTAAACGACGGACGCTGCTCGCGCAGATCGTAGCACATGACCCCATTGTGTCTATGTACGAGTCGCAACACCCGGGATCAGCTGAAAAAGCGTACTCGTCTATGGTCAATGTTGCTCCAACGATCAGTCTGGATCCGAATGTGGTAACGTCATTTTTGCGTGAAGCAGCCCAGACAGGCGGGTCGATAAACTACATGACGCTGAAGCAGTTGGCGGAAGCAGAGAACGCTGTGCGTACGTCCACTTCAATGGATACTGGAGGTCACCGGTGACAGAGCAAAACTACGAAATTCCTGAGTCTCTCAAGCATCTGATTTCCACACATCAGACGCATAAGATTGCCCAAGAGCACTTGGGCATTACGGAACCTTCTTTAGAAGGAATCGCGCTGCACTTTGGGACAAAGATCGCAGAGCGCCAGGCGAAATGGCGTCCGGTGTTCGAAGGTCTTCGGGCTTTGAAGGCGCTGCGCACCGGAGGTTGACATGCCCTCGATTGCTCAAGATCTTCGCGAAATTCTTCAAATGCACGGGCATTTGGAATACGTGTCCATGAAAACGGCGTCCGAGGAAGCGACGTACCTTGGACAGGTGCATGTCGCCAAAATTGCGAACGCTGTAACTGAGTACGTACAGTGCGAAGGCGGCACTAACGTGGTAGCGTTTGTAGAGAAACTGGCTGCGGATTTGGAACATCCCATGGATGCAGTAGCGCGCCTTAAGGTAGCTGCTGCAGTAACCGTGGATCAGATCTTAACCAAAGCTGCTCAGGATACTGAGTTGCCGCAAAGTGCGCGGGATGAACTACTGAGTACGCGCACGTACGGTCGCGAGGTATTTGCTGAAATTCTCCGCGGAGTCCTCTGAGGATTAAATGATCCCAAAGATAATCCATCTCGATTCTCATTTTCCTACTGGCGAAGCTACTGTGCAGCCGGTGTTGCTCTGGGCCAATAACAAGGCTTGCTACGAGAGCATCACGAAGCACGCCAGTGTTGGAACCGAGTTCTTTAAAACTATTCAGCCCGTTCCCGGTCACAGTTTTGTTTACGTTCTCGCGGTGAGTGACTGGGAGCATTATGGCGAAAATAGAAATGGAGATGGATTTCCAAACGCGCCAGTTAAGCCTCTTGAGAATCCTCCGTGGATTAGCCAAGCTGAGACACTCTCTAATTGGCACCACACGTTCGAGCAGTTCGGTAACAGCTACCGGCATCATGTCAACAAAGATCCAGAGAAACGCGTTGGCCGGGTAGTTAAGTCCTTTTGGAACAATGCGATGCACCGTGTCGAGCTACTCATTGACCTCGAAAATGAGAAAGCTCCGGACTTGGCAGAGCGTATTCAAAACGGGGAGTTTCCTCCCGTATCCATGGGTACTAAGGTCGCGTGGGATGTTTGCACTATCTGTGGTAACCGGGCTCCAACTCGTGCCCAGTATTGTGACCATCTGCGCTTCCACATGCGCGACGTCTTCGACGGTGTAAAGGTCGCAGCGCTCAATCCGAGTCCCAAGTTCTTTGATATCTCTTGGGTGGTTAGACCGGCTGACCCGACGGCATACATGATGAAGAAAGTCGCGTATGACCAACCGTACGTTATTTCTGGAGCAGCAGCGGGCGAGTATCTCGAAGAGATGCAAGAGCGGAAGCTCGCAGCGCACAAGTTGGCAGTAATCGACAAGGTGATACAGGGTATTCCCTTGGACGCTAAGTCTGAAGGTATCGACCCAATAGAGCTGAGTAACGTCACAAAAATGCGCGGGGAAGCGTTGCGCATGGGCCAACGCATGCCCACCATGAGCGACAGTACACTCCAGGAGCTTTCTACACACCCCTTGCGTAACGTCGTAACGACTACGTTATCTTCGGGGATGTTGATGAACACTCCGGAGGTCACCAAAATAATCATCTACAAGTCTCATCCAGGTATCGGACATGTTCCTGATGACCTCGTTGACCGTATAACGGCACTCCGCGGGTCTGTTATGCGTCTGTTCGAAGACATGCCCCAGTTGTTGGACTCGATCGATCAGAGCGGTGTTTTCGACATCGCTCCAAGCCATATTGACCCAAAAGTAGCTGAGATCGTAATGCCCTACCTCGAGAAGCGGTCGGGCATTATGGAGTACTTAAAACGTAAAGTAGTACCAACACAGTACCGTGAAGAATTTGACCAAACGACGCCGTTGACTGTTTCAGACCCGGTGTCTGGAATGCAGTATCAAACGAATCGTAGAGCGGCTATCGCGGCGCATGACGAGGTCGCGAAGCGCAATCTATACCGCGTAGTGGGCGGTGGTGCGCTGCTCGGTGGCGCATACAAAATGATTGCGTCAGGTCTTCGCGCTAAAGGACTGGGAAATTTACGACCTCTTGTAGGAGCTACGTTAGCTGGTGTTGGAATTTCGCAGTGGCCGTCCATGGGACCGCACTACATGTCTGACCAGGGAATTCCGATTCCGATTAACACTGAGCTTGTGAAAACCAGTAGTTTACCCTCGTCTTTAGCTTTACCGCTATTTGGAACGTTGGGTTTAATGGGACTTGCAGCCCATGATTATCACACCCGAATGGACCGCGGGGAACCTGAGGTTGACCCATACTCGTCGCTGGGAACACGGCTAGTGGATAATTTTGAAACAACCGCAGCTAATCACCCGATTTTGACTGCACTAGGAGGAACTGTAGCACTCCGCGCCGCGTCGCAGACGCCCGCAATGCGCTACCTCCACAAAAATTTACTCCGTCCCCTGTCCCAGCGTGGAAGTATGCTGACTGAAAAAACTGCGCCGGTTATAAAAGACTGGGCAAAACGCACAGACGACAAGTTTAAACAATGGGCTGCTAACTCTGAAAAAATGTCCATGGACATTTCTGCTGAGCTACAGCTACAACCAACAGACACGGTACTTCTTCCACGCGTTGATTTTAACAAAGTGGCAGAACTTATTGGGATGGTTCTTGTTGGTTGAAAAACGCCACCGTATGATTGGTGGCGAACCGTAAGAGAAAGGACGCGAACAACATGGATTTCAGCACAATGTTGCAGGACATGCGCAACTCCACTCCGCAGGAGAAAACCGCGAGTGCGAGCCAGAAGACGGCTGACCAGGCTGCGAGAACTGCCCTGGATACCGCTCTCGAGAAGACGGCTGCTCCGGTCACCTCCGCTTCTCCCGATGCGGTGGACTCGCTGCTGAAAATGGCATCGATGCTGGCCGAGCAGGAGAAGCAGGCTGAGCTCGTTCACGCGGCGCAATGTGGCCGGGTGATGGCGGATGCCATGCTCGAAGCGTTTGCGTCAGCAGATGCGCTCGCGAAAACCGCTGCGCTTCAAGAGGCGCAGACGAAGCACGCTGCGTATGCTCAGCAGCCTGCTGCGGGGTCAACGTATAACCCCGCGCTCGACGCAATGATCAAGGCGGCGTCCGAAGCGGGTTACAACGAGACACTCGAGAAGATCGCTGCGGAGCAATTCCAAGAGGGTCAGCAAGCGGCTCTCGACGCGGTCTACAAGACGGCGCAGGAAGAGTTCCTGAAGGGCGATGCTGAGGTAGAGACCCTGGCGCGTCAGGCGTACGGTCGCTGAGGAAATGCTGTACACACCGGAAACTCGTAAGCGGTATGCCGAGCTTTTTAAGGCAGCGGCTGAAAAGCTCGCCTCTTCATTGGGCGTAAAGCCCGAGGAAGCCGCCGACAACCAGACACAGGCGGACAGCAATGCCCAGACCTCTCCCAAACGTAAATGAGATCGTAGCTCACGTTAAGGAGCTGGCTGCGGCAAGAGCGACGGAAAAAACCGCCGCGGCGCCTGCAGCTGTTCTGACAACGGTGCTCGCTCAGAAGTTGCAAAAATTCGCGTCTGAAATTTCGGCTATGCCCGAAAACGACAACGTCGTAACTGTCGATGATGTCGTAAACTTTGCGCGAGGATTGATGTGATGGACAAAAATGCCGCCACAGAAATCGCGAAGCGCCTTCGGAAAGCTGCTGAAGAGCTCGAGAGTGAGCCCGTTAAGCAGCCGACCTCTAGTAAGACTGTGAAGATCGCGCAGATCCTCACTGCGGCGCGTGCGATTGGAACACTGCGTACGCTGCTGAACGGGAGTCGATGATGGACAGAACGAAAATCGCTGAAGTCCTGAAAGCTGCGGCGGATTGCATCGACTCGCTCGTGCAGGAACAAGCCGCGAAAGAGACGCAGACGAAAGTCGACGGCGCGTCGAAGCTGGCAAACCGCATCAAGGATGCCACCGGTGAGCGTATCGACGACAGCATCGTCAGTAAGCTTGCTGAGACGGATCCGGAGATTGCGTCGTTGCTCGAGCGCCTGGCTGGCAGCGGCGCCCCGGATAGCCTCGGTGGGCCGGAAGATGATAATGCGAAGACCGCGTCAGACGCTCAAGGGATGGGCGGCTCCGACGCGCGATTCTTGAACTTCATCCTTGGCTGAGGATGAGCTAACGAAAGGGATGCGAACATGTCTATTCTGACAAGCAAGTTCGACATCATCACGCATGACCCGCATTCGAACGCTCTGGCGTCGCTGGTCGTCGTGTTGGATGTCTATGGTGCTCCGGCTCCGTCCACGGAGGGTACTCCGACGGCCGGCACCATCGCCGCGGGCTCCATCGTCGTGATGAATTCCAGCGGTCAAGCAATCGTTGCGGACAACAACCTGTCCACGACCGACGCGCCGTGCCTGATGTTCGTTGCCGCCGATGGCGACATGGACCTCGACGGTGCGTTCGTGCACAAGATCACCTGCATCCAGGGCGGTTGCGAGATCAAGACGCCGAAGTACGTCGCGGCCTCCTACGCTCCGGGCGCTCACCTGACGTGCGGTACGACCGCCGAGGCCGGTATGTTCCGCGCTGCCGCCAGCGGCGAGCAGATCTACGGCTTCGTGGGTCCCCTCGGTCTCGATGCGACCAACGCCGTTCTGGACGTCATCATCCCGCAGGGCGTTTGCCCGGCGCACGCCTGATAAAGGAGGAATGAGAGATGTCTAGCTACGCCGTAGAGAATCCGCAAGTCAGCGCGCAGTTCATCAACTCGAGCTTCGTGCGCAAGATCGAGTCCGGCCAGATCAAGCAGGCGGAAGCCGAGAGCTCGGCTTTCATCCGCGACAAGCTGCGCCAGGAAGCCGCCGTCCGTGAGATCATCGTTCCTCAGGGCATCACCGAGGAAGAGATCGACCGCGACGAGAACACCGATCAGCCCAAGAAGATCGTCGACAAAGAGCCCGACTCGGTCGCGACGTTCGTCCAGTTCCAGGGCACCGGCCGGCGGACCTGGTTCAAGGGCAGCCGTTACGCGATCTTCTTCGGCAAGGTCGAGTCGCAGCGCTTCACGAAGTCGAAGTTCGAGCTCATGACCTACACGTCTGACATCCGGAAGATCCTTTCGGACAACAGCGTGAAGGACATGGCGGACCAAGAGGACACGAAGTTCTACGGTCTCGTCAATGCCATCGTGAGCGCGAACCCCGCGCAGCAGACCAATGGTCCGTTCCAGAGCGCGACCATCAAGACCGCCTGCCAAGCGATGCTCAATCGCCGTCGGCCGGTCGGCAAGCTGCTCATGACCAAGAGCCGCTTCATGGACGCCATCGATCTGCCGGCGACCACGGTCGGCGACGAGATCGCTCAGCGCCACTTCGACGAGGGTATCGAGTCCTCGCAGAAGCTGTGGGGCCTCCCGGTCGTCACGACCATCAAGTCGGACATCTATCCGACCAACAAGGCGTGGCTGTTCGCTCCGCAGAGCCCGAACAACTTCCTCGGGAACTTCTACCTCCTGCAGGATGCCACGCTGTTCATCGAGCAGCGCGCGGACATCATCACGTTCTGGAGTTACGAAGCTCTCGGCATCGGTATCGGTAACCGCTTGTCGATGCAGGAAATCACCTTCACTTGATCCGGTGAGAGGTAAGAACGATGGCTAAAGTCTGGCTTAAAAACTTCTCGGAACGGAAGATCATGTTGACGGGTCTCCGCGACATGGAGGGGCAACCCTTGGTCTTCAACCCCGGGGAGCAGAAGGGTGTTCACCCTACCACGGTAAAGCATCCCGCCGTGCGCGTGTTTCTCGGCAAGGGGCTTCAGCTAGTGGAAGAGATCGAATCGCCGAAGCAAAAGGCGCAGGAGGTTATCCTTCCTGCCCCGCAGCCGGCGCCGGCACCTGTACCTACACCGGTCGTTGTGCCGGCGGTGGAAGAGGTTCCGGTTGTTCCGGTTGCACCGGCAACACCCGTGGGGACAGATACCCCTTCAGAGCCGGTCGTTGAGTCGGTCTGCCTCCCTCCAGTGGTTCTTGTTGAAGACGCGGTCGACGCGCCGGTGGTAGAAGAAGTTCTCCCGGAAGCAGCTGTTGAGGAAGTTCCCGACGAGAGTCAGGAGCCGGTCCTCGAGACAGTGACGGAAGACGCTGAACCCACCGAAGAACCCCGCCCGAGCGGCAAGCGTAAGAAGAACCGCGGCTGACCTTTCCTCGTTTCCATTCCGTCCTAAAATTCGGGCATGAGCGTCAGCGTAGACCACAATTATCCGCACACGGATGACATGACGGTCCTAGACCCTAATGGGGACCCCATAGAGAACGTCGTTGTCCGGGCATTTACGTTAGCGGCGTACGCCGCAGATGTCCGTGATACGTGGTTGGCAGAGACCACTACGGACGTAAACGGAAAATGGGTAACGCCCTTTCTGCTGGACGAGTCTCAAACGTATATTGTGCACTTCGAAAAAACGACAATGTTTGGTCCTATTACGGTCGAAGTCACAACCTGATAGGATGGGTTATGGCAGAGCGCGACCCATACAGCGGTACTCCTCC